GGTAACGAGCACGTAGACCTGATTGCTACAACCCAGACCATCTGGAACATCATCTGGAACAAGATCCTGCCGCAACAGAGATTCATGGAAGAGTCTACTGACGTGGCCAAGATCGGCTTCCAGTCGATGCGGTGGAATGGCGCAAGCATCTGCGTCGACCAATACTGTCCAGCCAACTACATCTTCGGTCTGAACACCAAGTACATCCAGTTCTGGATCAGTACTTTACCGAAGTATCAGTTCGGCTTCACCGGCTTCAAAGAGGCGCAAAATACTGATGATGTGGCGGGTCAGTATCTGTTCGCTGGCAACCTTCTGTTCCCGGCTCCCCGTCTATTCTTCATGTTCACTGGCGTCACGTCCTAGTAAGGAGAACTTCGCATGGCCAACACACCTGATGGACTATTTCTCTTTGGGACTAATCAGACGGCTGAGGTTCCCTCCACCCCTGGAAATGCCAATGACGCGACACCTAAAGCCCCTATGGGCTCTATGTATCGTGAGAATGGTAAGGTGTGGCGTTATGTGCAGTTCGATAATGGCACCGACAATGTCGCTGCCACGGCTTACGGCGTTGTACACTGGAAGACACTCGCACCGGCCTCAGGTTCTTTCGTAGTCACGAGCGACTATAGCTCGGCGATTGGAAAGAACCTCGTGGCCGGGGTCATCCAAAGCGCGGTTACCGATCAGTACTATACATGGATTCAGGTTGGTGGCTTAGCCACTGCCAAGGTCCTGTTTACGGCACTGACCGGAGATCCCGTTGCGGCTGCGGTCGCAGGATGCAAGTGCTATTACAGCTCAACAGACCTTAAGTTCAACATGATCGAACCTGCAACCTCACCGGCTGCTGTGGTCTTCGGAGTTACAGTTGCTGCGGCTAATTACACCGCAGGCACCGCTTCGGTTCTATTACAGAACCTGGATTGGTAGGAGGCTAAACTATGCCAGCTCTTACACCTACCAGTTCATCTCAGCTATCACTGGGAAGCAGGGATGGTTTAGTGGGGCAGTTTACCGCTATCGCTAATAATGATACTTGGGCTACCGGCATGTCCGCAATTGACCACGTATCCATTACAGGTGATAACGCCGGTAACGAGACCTTCGGCTATACTGTCTCGGGCGGAACAGTGACATTTAAGGCGAGCGCACAGCTCGACAATGTTTCGGTCCTAGTGATCGGATACAAATAACCAAGGAGGTTTCTATGAGCGTATATGGTGACAGCTTAGCCGCCTTCGGTAATGCTCAGGTGGTAGAGATCCCACCGGATCTTATCGCCTCACCTTATGGTGGCATCAAAAACACCAATGATGCGACGGCAAAGAACCCTTTGGGTACTTTGTATCGTCACAAGGGTAACGTTTACCGCTATGTCAAATTTGACAATGGCGGGCATAACGTAGCCGCCCTGTCAGGCGGACCCGTTCATTGGAAGGCCCTGAACCCAGCGATTGGTACATTCACCGTGACCAGTGATTACACTGATACCTTGATGAATATCAACGCCGTGGCCGGGATCATCCTTAACGCAGTGACCGACGCTTACTACACCTGGATTCAGGTCGGTGGCGTTGCACTAGCGAAATCACATGCTTCTCAAGTTGCTGGCGATGTTGCCATCGGAGCTTCGACTGACCTCGTGTTTGGTCGGATTGCAGCCGATGGGACTCTTACCAGCGTTCCTTTTGGCGTGGCCATCGAGGACCTTTCCGCGACAGAGGCGAATAAGGCAAACACCATTCTCACTTCATGCCTGCGGGCTTTCTAGGAGGATATTATGGCTGTTACACTTAAAGATGGATTGTTCACCTTTGGGTCGAACCAGATCAGTGAAGTGCCTCCTTCGTTGCCAGTCGCCGCTTCTGGGGATATAGAAGCGACCAATGATGCAGCTCAGAAGGCCCCTCTTGGTGTTCTGTATAGACACAAGGGCAACGTATACCGTTACGTGAAGTTCGATAACGGTTCTACGGACCAGCAAACCGCAGTCGCATGTGCGGCTGGCGGCGTGCTGCACTGGTATTTGCTGGACCCTCCAAACGGCGTGTTCACTGCCACGAGCGCATATGCTGCCGCTCCTGGCAAAAACGCTGTTGCGGGTGTCGCCTTGAACGTGACCACCCACGGCTACTACACCTGGATTCAGGTTGGTGGCAGGGTTATGGCTTACGTGGTTGCCAATACGGCTGTTGGTGATGTGATGGTCTACAGTTCAACCGACCTAAACTTTGGTAGGTGTGCTGCGGACGCCGCTGTTACCGGCATACCGTTTGGTGTAGCCATGGAAGCCAGGGGTACAACCACGGCCAACAAGGCTTATGTCCTGTTATTGAACCTAATCTGGTAAGGGGGACCCATGCCTGCGATTACTGAAACGTATAGAGCTAACCTGTCCCTCGGCAACAGAGATGGGGTGCTTCTAAAGACCGCCGCTATTGACAACGGCGACTATGTTGATACCGGGCTCTCGGTTGTTGAGCACGTTAGTTTTACTAACGCGACCAGCGGCCAGAACGGTGGATACACTGTTAGCGGGACGAGGGTTACCTTCGTTCTGAGCGGTTCTTACGGGGCCACAAGTATCTTGGTTGTCGGCTTCAAATAAGAAGCCTGGGCAAAGTTTATCGGGGGCTGGTAAGGCCCCCGATATCTGCGCGAGGGGATTATGTCTCTAACAGGACCGACGCAGCCTTTTGCGGGCGGCGGGGCGGTACAGGAGAACTTCCGCCAGATGGTGGACCACGTTCTCTCGTACAACCCTGATGCGCCGCCTCAATTGGTGAAGCGTCGACTTAATACACGTCTGCGCCAAGTGCAGGACCGCCGAATGTGGGGCGGGCTGCTCGTGCGCGGAGAACTGTCTATCCCTGCCGCTTACACGACTGGCACGGTATCTGTAACCCGTGGCTCCAACGTTGTCACGGGCACAGGTACGTTATGGCCCGTTACCGATGAAACAAACACTACGCTATCATCGTCTATAACTGCTCTTGGGGAATACCAGGATGTCACTCCTGTTTCTATGGTGGGCATCGAGGCTGGGGACTGGCTCCTATTCGATGATGCCCTGGCCACTCAAGAGGTAGTACTGGTTCTATCGGTGGGGGCATCGACATTTAAGGCCAAGCCGACTATAGCCCATGGTATAGGGGCTACCATCACGCAGTCTTCCCTTGCCCGCAGGCAGTTTCGCTTGGGCACGGTTAGGCCCTTCTACAACATCCGCGCCGTTACCGCTGCACAGGGACTTCTCCTTGACTTGCCTTATGGGCATAGCAGCGCGACTGGCTCCGCCTATCAAATCTGCCAAGCCTATGTAAGCCTAGCCCAGAACCTTAGGATGGTCTGGAGTGTGGTCAATACGGCTCAGGGATGGCGGCTCCGGTTGAACATGCCCCAGGAAGTACTCAATACTTACGATACATGGAGGCAGACAACTGGATGGGTTTACATGCTTAACGACTATATTCCAGACGAATTAGGTCGCTTCCAGTATGAACTTTATCCTACTCCAAGTATGGAGCAGGGCTTCCCTTTCCTAGCATACAGAACTGTCGAAAACATGGTGGAGGATGAGGATACCCCGCCGCCAGCAATACCGTCACACATGCTGGTGCATGGGGCAATCGCCGACATAATGATGTATAATAGGAAGAGTTCCTACTACGATCCTCAACTGGCACAGGCCATGCAGGGCCAGTTCGAGTCGGATTACCTTAATGCAGCTATGGCTGACGACTCGGTTTATATGAACAACTTAATGTGGGCGTTCTCACGGTACCCGTTCACTCAGCACGGGGCCAACTATTGGCAGTCCCACGATGTGGATTCTGTTTTGGGTTATGTGTAAACGCCGGGAGTTTGCAGATGTATCCGAAGATACTTGGTGCGGTGCCGGTCTATCATGCCGTCGAACCGGAACCTTTTTTGAATTTTCTAGTTCTGTCTCAGGCTACGGCCAGAGCTGAGCTGGAGGGCAGGTACGGAGTTAGATGGTGCGTGCCTGGGCCTAAGACTAAGACCGTAACGGCCAGGAACATAGTATCCAACCTTGCCATAACAGGCGAGCTTGATTACCTGTTCCTGATTGATGATGACATGGTGGTCCCCAGGGATATCCTGGACCACCTGTTAAGGCGGGACGTAGACATCATTTCTCCGATCTTTTTCAGGTCGGTACCCCCTGTCGACCCGCTGGTATTTACCTTTGACAGGTTTGGGGATAGGGTTCCTTATTACGACTTCCCCAAAAACGCTTTGTTTGAGACCCCAGGGGGCAATGGTACTGGGTGCATGTTAATCAAAACAAGCGTACTGGCGGCTATGGACGCCCCTATTTGGAGGGGAGAAGTAGACGCGGAGATATCAGAGGATATTGAGTTTTGTACCAGGGCTCGGAGCTTAGGCTTTAAGACTTGGTGCGACAGTACGGTGGAGGCACGGCAGATGAGTTTGCCGGTTGCTATCGGCTCTCCTCATTATGAGCAAAGCCGGTTGACACGGTAGTAGTATCATGAATAGAGGTGAAAACCATGGCAAGACACGAAATACCTCGGGAGCAATGCAGGCCCGACCCAACATTTAACCAAGAGCCAACCGGGCATAAACCGCCAGACGGGCGGTCCAAAGATGACCCTTCGATGGCATTCAAAGTTCCTGATTGCGGCGTAAAGGCCGGGGGGGAGTTCAGCGATCCGTTCTTTATGGACGATGAAGACTTGCCCACTAAGCCTGAAGGCAAGCGCAACCGGCAAGGATTCTAGGAGGAATTATGCACGTTCTTCTTCCGGTGGTGATAGCTGCGGCCAACGTTCCGCAACAGATCAGTGCCACCTCCATTAAATGTAACAGGGTTATCATACAGGCCCAAAGAGGTAACGCGGCGGCATTGTACATCGGGGACTCTAATGTTAGCAGCTCAAGCGCAGAAGGCTTTGAGATGAACATTCCTCAGGCCAATGTATTTTTGTTCCCTCTTATCCTGGAGAGTGCTGGCCAGAACGACATCGACTTGAGCCTCCTTTATATTGCGGGCGCAAAGGATGATGGCGTAAACGTGCTTTACTATCAGTTATAGGAGGCATAGGCCATGACGGCAATCATCACAGATAAGGGGCTCAACATCATAGCCAACAGGCTGAAGGGCCTGGGCACCGAGCCCATATACTTTGCCTGGGGCACCGGGACCACAGCTCCCGTGGCGGCAAACACAACCCTGGAAACCGAAGATACCACTGGGGGCTACGCTCGTGTTGCCGCCACAAGTGCCATTGTTACAGTATCGGTTGCCGGGGACACCTTCCAGGTAAGCGGGTCTATAACAGCCCAGGCCGATCTGGTCATCACCGAGTGGGGCCTATTTGACGCCGCTACGGTTGGGAATCTGCTTATGAGGGAAGTTCAAAACCCAGGCAAGACGATGGTAACCGGTGGCCTCCTAAACTTTACCCTAAAGTTCCAGATATCTCGTTGTGAGGCATAATGAGCCGGTATCAAACTGTATCGTTCAGTAGGGCGGTTGCGGCTGGTGATACGGCTACGTTTGCCATCAGCGTACCTTACAATCGGGTAAATGTTTCCAAGATTCGCATTACCCCTACTGACCCAGCCGAGAACTGGAGCTTCAGCATACACAAGGATTCTGGGTATACTGTGGCCAGCCTTGTTTACGGCACCGTCACCTTCGCAGGTAACCTCGTAGATCCTGTCTATGATGATGGCACCACGCTAGCTGAAAAGAACCAGGGTTTTGTATGTGCCTACGAAGATGACACCCAGTCTCTCCAGATGTATCTGAAGATCGTAAACTCAGGTGCTGCGGCCCAAACCTTCACTGGCACCATCGAGGTTGATACCACGTATGGCCTCGGCGTGACGGTCACGGATGTACCTAGCGGCCTCGTCGCTAAGGCATACGCATCTGACCTGAAAATAACGAGCGGGGTTATCGCTACCAAGAACAACGCCACGATAGACCTCGGAGAGTTCAGGGCCATATTTGTTTCTGGCACAACCGATCAGCCTTATTATGACTTACGCACGGTGGCCGAAGGCGGTACGTTTGTCCACAACGGAACGACACAAATAATAGCCAACGTCGATTCTGCAAACTCCGATGGGGCGCAATACATATTCACCTCCTCCGCCCCAGGCCGGTGGTACTACGCCTGGAGGTTGCAGAACGCGGTCGGGTGGTCGAACTGGACCGATGGCAACTCCAACCCCGTAAGGGTTACCCAGTACGTTGACACCAGAAGCAACACAACCCCAGACTCCGGTCCCCCAGCGGATTGGGAGGTGTGGATTGAGGATGGTCCAGCCACCGGAACTCTGGTGGTACACGCCACTAGACCGCAAACGAACGGCGACGTGATTAACTGGATGGGGGCCCAGATACTTGATACGGCTGGCGGGACATGGGTGACCTTGCTCGCGGGTTCAGACCCTGGCCACCTAAAGCTGGACGGCAGAAGCAACAGTTTCAGTCTCAACCCGACAACCAGGAACCAGATAACAAACGACGATTCCATAGGGTGGGGCACAGCCGCGATAGGCGATCTTGTGCTTCTAGATGTTCGGGGCGGTGGGACTACCTGGAACGAGCAGTATTGCCAGTGGGCGACGATACGGGCCATTGGCGGTACCACCATTACGATAAACGGTTTCTTCAGGCCACAGTCGTATACCGACATGCGCCTGATAATTATCAAGCCACCGTGGGCTTGGACCACAGACGGCTTCGGTGTGGGCATGTGGCCCCAAAAGAAGTCCGACAACAACTTGTTTGTGGGGGACACCAAGACCAGGGAGTTCATTACAACCTCCATTTCTGTACCGTCTTCAATGACGAGCCCCGAGGCTAGGGTTTGGTTCGAGAACGACTACAGCCGATCCGACAACACCTTGACCCACAGCGTCGGCAAGGCGGGGTTTCAAACGGTAAGAACGTTTGAGGATTTTACGGACTCCAGGTATTGGGTCCCGATCTACATGCTACCCAGGTGGCAGACCCTGACTTTAGATGTTAACACCAGGAAGGCTACCATAGCTGCGGTGTCGCCAAGAGACACGGGGTATACTCACGTAGGTATGGTGTCGGGTGGCATGAAGGGTCGATTTAGGGTGTTCCCCGACTTGAGCGGGATAATAAAGGTACGGGCTAGATTTACTAACGTTTACATCCCACAATACGCCGGTGCGGATTCTGGGGACCAGTCTTGTGTCGGTATATTTTGGACCACTACACATACACAGAACGATCCTCTTGTTGCCGGTTTGAGTCTTGGTAATTACCAAAAGAACGCCGACCTAGATTTGTTTTTTGATGGCCTGTTTGGTACGGACAATTTGCAGCGTGGAAGCCACGCCGGTTCTTTGCCATCCTATGCTAATTACATAGCTATATCTAGACCGGCGGCTGGGTACACCGTGGACCTCAGAGTTGGATTCTCGACCCCAACCGCAGATTATGATTACGGGCTAACAACGGCAGAGGTGAGTATAAATGGGGGATCGTATACGTCATTGACTGGGGTGGGTAAGGGATACTTCGGGATGCAGCCCGACATCCAAATGTACGGCTTGCAGCCATACATGTTGTTCTTCGAAACGTACCATGTGGCTACTAGGCTTTTGCCCGACTGGTACGCTACCATGTCAGAGTTTGAAGTTGAACAGGGCATTATAGTTCCTGCAAGAATCATGATGGGTAAGGTTTAATATGGGACGCTATCAAACGGCGACATTTACTACTGGATCGGTGGCTGGGGCTGGCGGAGTTTTGGACTACGATTTGACCATACTCGCCAACGGCATAGACATATCCCGAATAAAAATAACGCCGTCTATAGTCGCCGGTAACCAAAAGGTAGAAATATTTCTCAACGCCTCTAGGGCGGCTAGTGCCCTGTTGTATTCGACTAGGGACTGGTCTGCTAGTTATTTCGCTGACCCTGCGGATGAAAGCGGAGTTTACGGCCTACAGGGGTGGATAGTCCCTTATTACGATAGTGACGAAACAACCAAACTGCACTTCAGGTTTACCAACAGCCACACCGTGGCGAAGACGTACACCGTAGAGGTGGACTACGAATACATGTCCACTTCAGACGCTGGCGTGGAGGGAGTCCCAGAAGAACTATTCGCAACCGCGATTGCAAATGGCCTTACCATTACAAGCGGGGTTGTCACCGGAAAGAATGGGTCCACAAACGTTGAGGCGGAGTTCAGGGCCAAGAGGCTAACCACCGGTACCCCCAACGAGCCACAGGACCTCAGGTTGGTATCGGAGGGCGGGGCGTTTGTACCGGACGGTGTGAGCAACCTACAGGTTACTGGGATTACCGCAACCGCTAACGGGGCTCAATATATATGGGTATCCGCGTCAGCCGGTCGGTGGTACTACGTATGGCGCGTTAAAAATGCCACTGGGTGGTCGCGCTGGACAGACGGCAACCTAACACCGCAGAACGTTGTTCAATACGTTGATACCCAGGAAGCGTCCCTGGCGGACGTTGGCCCCCCTGCGGATTGGGAGGTGTGGATCGAACCTGGGCCGTCAACCGGAACCATCGTTGTACACGCATCGAGACCGAGAACGAACGGCACGAACCTGCTCTGGTGGACCATACAGATTAAAGATGGAGACACCGGATCGTGGCTCGCTATGGATACTGGCACCTCCCCGTCTTCTGTTAAGTATGACGGGGCACTCGTGGCCCATACCTTATCAGCCGACAGATGCACGTTAACCAAGGCTACTACGGGGTGGGGCACCGCTGCGGTTGGGGACCTACTTCTTCTCGACGTTCGAGGTGGAAACTTCGATGTTAACTATTGCCAGTGGGCATCGATAGTATCGATAGGCACCAACACCCTTACAATAGCGGGGTTTTATAGGCCGCAATCTTTTAGCGATTTAAGGATAAAGATTGTTGCCCAGCCTGGGTCTTGGGTTGGGAGCGGATACCTGGGGGACCAGGACAACGCCGGTATGTGGCCGAGCGGCGACGAGGCTTCCGTTAACATGGGTCTCGGTTTGGGGTGGATCTTTGGTGATTACGCCACCGCTGAATTCATATCTACGCCGATAACGTTGCCCACCACGATAACAAACCCAGAGGCCAGGGTATGGTTCGAGAACGTCTATTGTAGGTCAGACAACAATCTGACCCACAGCACGGGGATGTCTGCCGGTGTTGGTATATTTACCACCCCGAGAACGTTCACGGATTTTAATGATAGGGACTTTTGGCTACCCGTTTACCCTCACCCTAATTGGGGTACGTTAGTATTTAACTCTAGCGGGTACGCTACGATGGCGTGCAACTCTCCAACTCTCAATGCGGAAAACGGGGCGTCAGGCGTGAGGTCTAGGTTTAAGTTATACCCAGACTCTTCTGGATATGTTCAGGTTCAAGCTAGATGGGAACAGGTGACAATCCCTGTTGGCCCAGCTAGGTTGGGTACGGGTTATCAGCCTTCCGATTTTGGTTTCGCTATTTGCATAGCGACTTTTAATGCTATTAGCTGGCAGTATGGATCTGATGGTGTATGGCTATGCAACAAAAACGATACCTCAGCCATGATGGGCCTGGACGCCGCTCAGTTTTTGCCCAAAGGGGCCTATACTAGCTTCTATGAGTTTCCGTATGGGATCATAGCATATATGAGAACCCCCAACTACACCAGACCCCCATCGGGTTCAACCGTTGAGCTTAGATTTACTATGGGGGAGAGGGACTGGGTGGGTTGGCAGAAGGTATTTGCAAACTACTCTATTGAAGCTAGAACCGGAGGGTCTGGTGGGTATACGGCGGTTAGACCTACTTGGGGAGACATGGGAACTGGGTATCCCACCAACGGATTTTATCTGTTTATAGGCATAGCGGGCAACTACAGGCTGGCTGGTGCTACGGCTAGGCTTACGCAGGTAAGCATAAACAACGGCATTGCTGAGTACTTTTAGGGGTAACCGTGAGCGTATATAGCACGATTTCATTTACTACAGCGTCTGTACCGGCGGGGAATACCGTAGATGTCGATGTAACTATAAGCCACAACTACATTGATATCTATAAGATACAGATAATTCCATCCGTGGTAGGCGGCACTTCTGTAGCTAAAATCTACACCAATCAAGCTAGGGACGCTGCACACTTACTGTACAAGACCCTGGCGTGGGACGATGCTATATTTACCGACCCCATTGAGGATGTCGGTGGCGTATACAACTACAGGAACGAAGGGTTTGTAACGCGCTACGAAGATACCGACGCAGCCCTCAAGCTCTATTTGAGCATCACCAACAACGATTCCGGTGCCAAGACATACGATGTCATAATAATCACATCTCCATCCCCCTACGCCCCGAGTGCTCTCGGCGTACCGATGGACATCATGGCTGCGGGTTTTGCGAATGGTTTAAAGTGCATCACTGCGGCTGAGGCCCACACCAACTTCATAGGTATAGACGAAGGGGAGTTAAGGCTTAAATTCTACGCCCTAGGGTCGTCATACCCCGAACTGGTCGACATGAGTACAGCCGCAGAGGGGGGCACATTTGCAGACAACGGCACAACCCAGCGTATATTCACCAGCATACCTGGAGACAAGACCGGAGCCGCGAAGTCGTTCACCTCTGGCTCCCAGGGACGGTGGTACTTTGCGTGGAAGCTACAAAATGCGAGTGGGTGGTCGAAGTGGTCCGATGGTAACGAGTACCCCACCGCCGTTACTCAGTGGTTCGACACAACCGAGGGGGAGGACACCGGACCACCGGCTGGGTGGCAAGTAACCCTAGAGAAAGCCAAGGCAACGAACTATTACGTTGTGCGGGTATCAAGGCCGCGCACCAACGGCAATCTAATCATGTGGTGGTCGGCTCAAATCAAGGACGCTGCGGTGGGGTCGTGGAGAGAGGTTGACGACAACGCTGGGGCGGCGGTTACCGAGTATGACGGGTCTGGAGCGAACCATACCTTCGACACCACAACTAACACCCTTACCGCGCCCGCAGGGTGGGGCACCGCTTCCATTGGGGACCTAATAGTCTATGACGTTAGGGGTGACACCAACTGGGATCTGAAGTATTGCCTGTGGAACACCATAGAGAGCATATCAGGCAACGATATCCATATCTACGGTGGCGGCGGCAGACTGGGTCTTCTAGACACCGCAACGAAGGTGGCGGACACCTTTACCGAGATTCGCCTCAAGATCGTTAAGGCCCCTTGGGACTGGAACACCGAGGGATACCTGGGAGACCAAGCCAACAACGGCATGTTTGAAGGCGCGGCGAAGATACCGGCTGGGTGGCCGCTGTTTGACAGGACCACCAAGCAGTTTGTTTCCGAACCTATTTATGTGCCGCCCAGTGTTGTGTCCCCGCAAGCCAGGGTGTGGTTCCACAACGGTTACTCCAGAAGCGACGACAGCTTAACCGTAAGTACGGCTATAGATGGAGGCAAGGACATATACAACAGCGGCTTCGCTTGGTACTCATTTGTAGACCGCGACTGGTGGATACCCGTAGTGAGCCAAGTCGATAACGTAAACTTTGAAATTGAATCCGCTGGCACCCTGTTAATGGGTCCCAATCCTGGCTTGCCGAATAATACGTACCCAGCGTTCGGCGTGGCCGGTACGGTTGGTAGGTTTCGTATTTACCAAGACAGCACCGGTGTGATTCAGGTAAGAAGTAAATGGACGGTAAACTACACAGCCGTTGCTATGGCCGTATCTACCGGCATGTGCTGGATGGGGTTGGGTCTGGAGGGACAATACTCTCTAGGATACGGTGGGGGGATCGACTGGTACGATCACGGGTTTGGACTTGAGAAGTACTTTAGCGGTACGTTACAACTTGCTTTTGGCCATGTAAGGGGATGGGGTCAAGCATCACACCAATCAGTGTATTGGTTCCCGAACATTTTTTATCGGGTAAATCCCGCCCCAGCCATGCCAGCTACGGTTGAGATGCGACTAACCATCGATGAGGACAACGTTAACATCCCAGGTGGCCATGTCGTCATGAAGACCTACGAGTATCAAATCAATGGCGGCGGGTGGAATACCATTGCCCCCCTCGCGGCTGGTCCCAACATGTACGGGCAGTTTGTTAGCACCGGAAGCATGTTAGGGTTCATGCCGAGGCTTTTGTACTACCAGGAGAAAGTAAACTCTACTGAGTATGTTAGGTTGACCGAGTTCGAGGTAACGAAGGGCATCGTGGCGAAGGAATAACAATGACTATTGGACGCAGCTTTCCTATTCGTAGTTTCGACCGAGGTCTAGCCCTAGACCCCATGCTCCCAGGCGAAACCGACCGCACGGCTCCGCTGCCGTTTCAAGTTGGCGTGGGTGCCGCCCAGGACATTGAAACGGGCGGAGAAGATGGTCAGCTTGTTACTGTGCTGCTTTACCAGAGCGAGGTGTCGATTGCTGGAGATGACGGTGACGGAGGGGGAACCGGATTTGGGGCAGAGGGAGACTGTAACCCGGTGGCTAACCAGTTCTGCGTTCCTACCGGAGCGATTGTTCGCGCAGATTACCCAACGGGCATTATAGTTTGCGGCATCACTTAGGAGGATAAAGTGGCTGATTTTACAATATACAGGGGCGATACGGTTGCCCTTAACATTACCATCACCGCTTCTGGTCTGGCTTACAACCTGACAGGGAAGTCGTTGTGGTTTACCGCGAAGACCTCCTACAGCGTGGCCGACCCAGGCACATTTCAAAAGAAGATAGGCACGGGTATTACAATTACCGATGCGGTCAATGGCAGGGCTCAGATCGTAATTTCCCCAGCCGATACTTACCCTCTTGGAAATACCAAGACTCTTCTTGTTTACGACTGTCAGGTTAAGGACGCTAGCGGCAATGTCTACACGGTAGCCTCTGGAAACCTAATCATCATACCCGATGTGACCCGGTCCACGACATAATGTATGGGAACTGCAAGCGGAATTATAGACCAAGCGATTCGTCGGCTGAACGAGCTATCGACTACCGCCCCGGTTCGATGGACTCGGGCGGAGCTTCTTGTCTTCTTAAACGATGGCATGGCCGAACTGAATCTTATTGCGGCTGATTATCAAGACACCCACACCATAGCCCTAACCAACGTTGCCTCTGTTTGGGATCTTCCAGAAGCGGTCATAGCCCCCCTGTCTGCGAGAACCTCCGACTCTGGCTATCTTCTTCGGCAAATGACAGAGGATCTAGATAAAGAGTCCAACTGGGAAGATCCATCCATACAAAGACTTCATCCCAGGAACTGGGCTACTTTGGGCCTGGAGAAGATTATTGTTACCCCTCGCGTAAGCGTTGCGACCAACCTATACGTGGAATGCTTAACTCAATATTCGGCTGTTCCAGATGCGGCTGTCGATATGGGGGCCTGGATACGTCCAGAGTACGAGAAGGCCATTGAGGACTTTATTGTATCCAGGGCCATGTTCAAGGAGGGTGGCGCGGAAGCGGTTCAGGCTCTATCATGCTATGCTAGATTCCTTGATACGGTACAGCAATTGAGCGGAAGGAATATCATTCGCCGGTACCCGGCGTGGGATATTGCTCCTGAGGCTGTGGGGTCCGTAACCACGTTGCGCCAAGGCGCAGAACCGGAGAAGTAAATGGCTGTAACGGTGGCAACCTTTCTATCCAGAATAGCCAAGGACCTACACGAGGACCCTGCCAGCTTTCCTCCTGGGGCGAATAACTTATGGACCCTGGACGAAATGGTGGGATACATCTCCTATGCCGAGCGAGATTTCTTGCGCCGCACGGGAGTAGAGGCGGTGGATGTTACCCAGGTGGTAGCAGCGGGCAACGTGCTCATATTTACCAAGCCCGCAAACATGATGGACATTGACAGGATCTCGTTTAATTATAAGCGGCTTAGAAGGGTAACGTCTTGGGATTTAGAGAGAGAGGACCCGGCCTGGAGATCGCACCCCAACCATAAGCCTCAGGCCTATCACGAGGACCATTTGCCAATCAGCTCTTTCGAACTTGACAATAGAGACTCTGCCGGGGGCAGCATGAGAATCTTCGGGGGGTATTTACCGCCTCTACATACAACGGATACCAGCGAGCTAATCGCCGTAAAGGATTGTTGGGAACAATACATTAGATGGGAAGTACTGTCACTGGCCCTTAATAAGGACGGAGATAACCAGGACGTTGCTCGGGCGTCTTATGCTCATCAACGCTACCTGCTTGGATGTAGCCTAGCTAAGAGGATGGTACTCGGTACACCTCTTGATTTGGGCGGAGTTCTACCTAATGCCTAGACAGATTCAGAGTATTCCGGTTACCTTTGCCAATACAGGCATTGTCTTAAAGTCTGCCCCAGACGAGATACCCCTAACCTCGTACATGGCATTGATAAATGTTTTTACGGACAGGGAGAATTCTCTATCTGTACGTAAGGGATTTACCCGCCTTAACGAAGGCTTGCCCAGCTCTGACTTTCCGTGCTCGGCCTATTTCCTAAGAGACATTAACGGTAGGCAGTGGAGATATGCCGTGGCTGGGGCTACGATGTATTGTGCCCCCGTTGAGGACCCTGTTGACGCAGCCATTTGGCCCCTGGCTTATCACACACAGTTCCTTCCAGTGCCTGGGGCCACTGCTCTATCAACGGCAACTGACCCCAGACCTATATGGACAAACTACACTCTTATAGGCGATGAGTACAAGCCCTATGTCTTTATGGCGGATGGAACACAATTTCTCAAGCATAAGCCGGGGGATGGCACGGCTACCAGCGCGTTTGCTGCTAGGAGGGTGGGCATACCAATGCCTGAGCCCCTTGTCTCTGTTGCCCTGGCCGACAATAACGAAACCCTGGTAGAAACATTCGATACCCAGGCGTTGTGGACGGCTGATGCCGCAACCCTTACGACCGAAGGCGGTTGGGACGGGTTGACTAATGCCCTTGGTATAAAACCATCAACTCCCGCTGATGGGGCGGTGTTCGGTGCGTACAAGGCAATTACCGCCGCTGGATATCCCCAGCTCCTAGACATGGATCTCAATGACGCAGATGGCGTTATTGAGATATGGGTTCGGTTCGCTAATGAAGAGTCGGCCCTAAACTGTTCTGAGATAATCCTATCGTTCGGCGTGTCGGCCACTGTTGGCGATGTTTCGTTTACTACCAGATATGAAAAGGCTATAAAGCCAAGCGAGTTTGAGGCAGCGGCTCAGGTCGGGTCTACCGGAAGAACGTCATCTTATGATACGAAGATGCCGAATGCCAACACGGACCTTAACTACAGAAATGCAAGGCGTAATTACGGCGCAGGAAATAGTCCCAACATACAAACATCAACCACGCGAAGGCCGAGAGATGATGAGGGCTGGGTTGAAGACCCGAGAATTTACCTGGACCCCAAAGAGCAGTTCACCACTGGTCAGCCTATTGCCCTGAGGCCCGGCGGTACAGTATGGAACAGGATTAGAATTCCAAAGACTGATTTCACCCGAGTGGGAGAGAGCTTGCTTACATCTCCCCTTCTTGATTGGAGCAGTGTTTCTGCTATACGCCTTGACATAAAGACCGTGGCGTCGGCTACGGGGGGCAAGGATTGCTGGGTAATCTTTGACACTTGCAATGTTATCGACGGCAAGTTATATGGCGTAGATTATAAGTACGCGATTACCTACTACAATTCCAAGACCGGAACTGAGAGCGATTACTCCGATCCCGTTGAGGCGGCTAAGCCGGTCGAGAGCGGTCAATACACGCTGACATTCCCTATAAACCCACCTACTACCCCTCCGCTCGCGGACCCAGATACAATCCGTATCTACCGCCAGGGGGGCACGTCACAATACTATAGGCGACTGCCAGACGAGATTGACTACGTTGGCGGGGCCGTGCCTGCCGCCTACACCGACAATACCCCAGACAGCTTGCTAGGTGAGGTTCTGAATACGGACAATCAGTTACCCCCTGATGGAGTAAAGGGATGCATCATGTGGGACGACCGCCTGTGGGTATGGGGAGGAAGATACACCACTTCAGATGGCACGGTTGTCGAAGAGCCGCCTAATCGATTGCGCTTTTCTAAGTCAGTAAATGTAGAGAGTTTCCCCGTACAGACCAACTTTGTTTACGTCGGTACCGGATCTGAGGAAATACAAAATTGCCTCGAACACGATGGAGAGTTGTTCGTGTTTACCTTGACAAAGGTGTTCCGTATCGTCGGAAGCAGCGGCGTTTACCGAGCCGTGGGAACCGCAGTCAACCAAGGATTGCGGTCGCCTCACGGCTTGGTAAAGGGGATTCGGTCAGTCTATATGTATGCCTATGACGGCATCTATGAGTTCCCTAGTGGCCGCAAGATTAGCGAGATTATCAACCCACTATTCTTTAATGAGTTTGTCAATGAACTCCCTCCCGTCTATGCGGGAAGGGAGGGGGACGTGGCCATGGGGTTCTGGGATAACAAGGTCTACTTTAGTTATCCGACAACTGCGCGGTCATCTGGATTGACAAATGACGCCACTCTCGTCTGGGATACCATCTACGAGAGATGGCACTGGTATATGTATGGGTCCCAGAATCTATTCTCCGAGCCCGAAAACAACATCCTTGTGGGTAGTAACGTTGTGCAATGGGATCAGGTGCTCGATGGGGACTTCTCCGGTCAGCACTGGACCGGCCCATGGAACATGCGCCTAGAGAATGGGTTTGCCGATCAGTGCAACGACCCCGAAGGATTCAGGGGAATATTCTGGGCAGTGGACACCAAGGACTACGATCTCGGTATGCCTGACCAGGAGAAAAGGTTCTTCGACTTTGTGATGGATGCCGATACCCAGGGCACGGCAGTTCGACTTCAGGTAGCATGGGATATCGCCCGGCCCGATTACCAGAACGTTATCGGACCCTACGAGGACATAGGTATATTCCAGACCGTGGGTAGACAGAGAACCATTCTACCCGTGTTGCTGGGAGAGGGCGATAGCAAGCTCGCCATAAGATGTGCCCTTAGAATCATAGCCAGCACCGAAACAACCGCCACCGGTTTTACGAGAATCTTTAAGGTTGTTCATCGTATATTGCCCGAGCCCCTAAAGCACAGAACCTTTGTTACCGACTGGTCCGATTACGGTACGCCGGGACCCAAGTTCTTTAGGGAGCTATGGGTTGAGATGGATACTTTTGGTCAGCCGTTGCAGCAAATCGAGGTACAAATAGACCAGGGCGTTGGGCAGATTTTAACCCCCATTGCGGCGGTGACCGGTCAACAGAAGCTGTACTTTGGTCTGGTACCCGATCTTAGGGGAACGCTAGCTCGTCTAAAGTTCGTGCCTTCGGGCGAAAACGAAATCAAGGTTTGGGACCACAACTTCCAGGTAATGCCCGAGCCCCCGCAAATCAATACTATCCAAACTCCTTGGACGCACGAGGGGTGGCCATATCCAAAGCTATGGAAAGAAGTCCTGTTGGACATAGATACGGCGGGGATACCGGTCAACTTTAGTTTCTGGCTGGACGGCAAGGTACACGAGAATTTCACCGTGCAAACCCTCAACGGCAGAGAGCGCGTTACGTATTCTCTGCAACAGGATTCGTTTGGCAAGCTGGGCAGGCTCACTCTCAACGAGGATTTCTATGACCGGAATTGTTGCTTGCCTCAGGGCGTTAGGTTCTATGGAGTAGAGTACGTAATAGATAAGGACCCGGCTGATGTCAAGTTCTCAGATACCTACGACTATCTATGGTCCTTCCCAAGGCTCAAGGTGCTTCGCCGGTTCTGGATAGCCATGAAAAATCCAGACGCAGATGTTACAATGGATGTATACGTGGATGAGGTTCTTAAAACCACAAAGACAATAGCCGCAGAACCACGGACCACCGGATTCTCGAAGAGGCGCATAGACCTGGAGAGCGCGATTAAGGGCAGGTTGATTCGCATCATCTTTACGAGCAACTTTGCATTCCAGTTGTATTGGGAGCGCAGTGAGTGGGAACTGAAGGACCTGAACAGTGAGGACGGTTACCGGCGAGAGCAGATGGTTCCGCCGCAAACGTTCTAGGATCTATGGCCGACTTTTATCAGATACCTCTTGACATGCCAAAGGGCACCCCAGAGTATCTTCGCTGGGAAAGGCTGAACTTTGCCCTGCGTCAAATCTTTGACAGGATTGGCAATCAAGACGGCAAACAAGCTCCAATGTCGTACAAGAACGAGCTGGACATGGGGGGCTATCCCGTAAGGGACGGCCCTATCATGACCTCGGCCCTGGATACAGACTACGTCACAAAGAGTTATTTCAAGACCGCAGAGTTTGGCAAGATGGTGGTTACTCTTCTTGCATCTACTGGCAAGACTCCCCTGCCTATTACCGGGTCCACGGGCACGCCCGCAACTGGGGGCGGGGGCGGGGGCGGCACGAGCGATCACGCGGCATTGCTCAATCTGGCCTATGCAGTATCGGGCCACACCGGGTTTGTACCGAGCGCGAGAACGATATCCACGACCGCCCCTTTAACGGGCGGAGGAGACCTTTCAGCCAACCGCACGATTGCCATACCGGCAGCTACCGGGGCTGTGGACGGGTATCTGACAGCGGCGGATTGGACCACGTTTAACGGCAAGTTAAGCGGCACCCTGGCCAACCTTACGGAGGTTACATCGTCTGTACTTACCATCACTGGAGGTACCGGGGCTGTAATCGGAGCTGGGACTACAATAGAGGTAAAGCAGGCAAGCGGGGCACAGGCAGGCTACCTAAGCGCAGCGGACTGGACCACGTTCAATGGCAAACTCAGCGGCACCCTGGCCAACCTTACGGAGGTGACATCGTCTGTACTTACCATTACGGGGGGCACTAATGCTGTAATCGGCACGGGCACCACTATCCAGGTCGCGCAGGCTTCTGGGGCTCAGGCGGGGTATTTGAGCGCGGCGGACTGGACAACGTTTAACGGGAAGCAAAACGCGCTGTCCCTGGGAAACCTGACAGAAGCGACCTCTTCCGTACTCACCATAACCGGAGGCACCGGAGCGGTTGTCGGAAATGTTACGATACAGGTAACCGTGGCAAGCTCCGGTGTGTCGGGTTACCTATCTGGGGCCGACTGGAACACATTTAACGGTAAGGTGGGCGGGAGTGGCACTGCGGGCAACATACCGAAGTGGGCGACGACAA